ATATAAACACTTTCTGTGTCTGCATCGTTAGTTGTGTATGATTTGTAATCTACTGTAGAACCACCCGTAATAGTAGCAAATTTTAAATTAACCAAACCATTATAAACGACTTTAATAGTATTAGCTACCACTAAATTAGTATTGTTGTTATTTTGGTATATAGTTAAATTATAAAAACCAAAAGGAAAATCATCAGTTCCAAATAAAATATCTCCTGCTGATAAATTTTCTGTACCACCAGGTGATACAATTTTAAGACCAATACCAACTGATCGTACTTGATTAGTCAAATATAAGGAATAAGGTAATGCTAATTTAGTATTTCCTGTTAATTGGCTTTCAAAAGAAAGTAAAGGCTTATAAGCCATGCTAGTCATTTCATCATAAATACTAACATATCCCTGTTGGATTACATTAACAAAAGAATACTGTATTAATTGAATCATATTATTTATTTTCTGTATATAGTGATAATCTTACGTCTTCATCTAAAGCTAAAATTTCTTCTTGTGATAGTTCATCTAAAGGTTTATTAATAGAAAAAACAATCCAATCCTTCCATTCTTTTTTAAGATTCCAAGTCATATTTATTTTTCTTTTTAGGTTTAGGTTTTTCTTCTATGAAATAAGAATTTCTAATACTTTCACCTAGTTTCTTTATTTCCCATTGCGTTAAATCATTTAAGGGTGCGTTACAATTCGGAACGGTTTTCCCTTCGTATTCTTTTTTTACTTTCCAAGCCATAGTCTTTATTAATAAATATAAAAGTTAGATTATTGTTTTTTAGTGTACAAAAAAAGGGGCAATAAAACCCCTTCTTTCTTTTTTATAGAGTAACGATTATGTTCCTGAAACTATAGTCAATTCAGAATCTGCATCACCTAATTGGTCAAATGGATAATCTGTTCCACTACCATTAGTTTTCTTAATTGAGTATATAGGTTCTTTTTCTTCTGCACTAAATTCTAAAGTATATCCACTCATGTCACCCTTTGCCGCACCACTAACAATAGTTCCACCTGTTACATCACAACCGTTATCAAGACCTAATAAGAACACATTGTCATTATTATCTTGTACAAAAATTTGAACCCTATTATATGAAATCAACTTAATTTGATTTGATGTTGCAGGGTTTATCTTTTGTAAGGTTACTGATAAAGTTTGTGAAAAAAATGTAGTTCCTGTAGCTGCATCAGCATTAACATTTACAGTCATACTTGACAAATTTGGTCTTAGGTCATATTTATATAAAGTCATTGTAGAACCTGTTGGCGTACCATAAGCTGACCAACCTGTAAACCCCGCTGTATCTATTTGCAAAGGATCAGTTCCATTAACTGTCATGTGTTGACCTATATTAGAAGAATAATTTGCACAGAAAAATAGGGTTTTTAAACCGCCTATTTGGTCTTTACAATCTACTAATCGTCCTGCTGTTAAATTACAAGCCATTTTATTTTATTTTTAAAAGTTAATAAAAGGGGAGTATATTTCAACTCCCCATTTTAAAGTATCTATTAAGTCCAAACAGTTGAACCATATACACCATCTGTTGCTACAGCAGTTTGTACACCTACCGCAAAGTTCATTACAACTCTTACATTATCTGAACCATCGTATTCGTAAGTAGGGATTAAACGTGCTTCAGTCCAATCCGTAGCTAGGTTAGTTCCAAATACTAAGTTTTCAGGATAAGTGAAAAGGATAGTATCGTTAAACATACCTGGACATCTGTAAATTGGATAACCAAAGTAAGTAGCAGTATCAGCTTTTGCATCAAATCCTAATCCTGAAATTTGTCCTTGATTAGAACCCGCAGCAGCTAATGCTTGAATGTAAAAACCATAAGTTTTGTTATTCATGTAGAAACCAACGCCTGGCTTAGTTAACATTCCTGAATGATTAGCAGCAGCTGAATCATAAACAGCAGCCATATCAGTAAGAATATCAGCAGCAGCTAAAGCATCAGCAAAATCTACTTCTGAGAAATCTTTACACGCTGAAGCGTCTGCACCTGCCTCATCTTGAGTTCCATCATCAGATAAGAAACCAACTCCGAAAGGAGAAGCACCCTGCCAGATTCCTATTTCTAATTGAGCAGCAGCTTTACCCGCAACTACTTGTAGTAAGAAATCAGAAAATGCTTGTGGTAAGTTACCATTTCTGTCCATTCCTTGTCCCATCCAAGTAGGGAATACAGTACCTCTACAAATTTCTTCGTTAACTTTAAGATCAGTTAATGAAAGAACTTGCTCACTTGTTGATGTGTCATTTCCGCTAGAGAAAGAACACGCAGCAGCAACAATAGGATTAGCACAAGCTATATTGTTAATTACTGCACTTTTTGTTAAACCATCTAAGATTCTAACATAACCTTTAGCAACTGTGTCAGGACTTCTCAAGGCAGCAGTCACATAAGGCATTGCGTGAACACCTGCGTATGTATCACCATTCACAGTAATGTCAAATTCACGTCTTTTTGATAATTGAATTTTATTCGCCATTTTTTTAAATTTATTTGTTATTAATGTAATATGCTGTCCTCTCCATCGGTGACAGTTTCGCTAAATCAACAGTTGCACTAAAGTTTTGACCTTCAGGATTGTAAGAAATACCTTCCGTTGCAGGTTCGCCACTTAATTCAACTATTTTGCTTTTAAGTTCTTCTATTTGTGTCATAAGTTCGCTTATAACTTCAGAACTCATTTCTGTTTTATTTTCTTCTGTTTCTTCGGAAACTTCTTCAGATAATTCAGCAGATGCTTCTACTTTATCTGCTTTTAAATCAGCAACTGCATCCTCTAAATTTTTAATTCTTATTTCCATTCCCTTCCAATCGGCAACATCAGCTTCTTCAGCTAATTCTTCTTCTTTAGATTCTTCAGATACTTCTTCAGAAAGTTCTTCTTCAGATGCTTCAACATCTTCAGCTTCTTTTTCTTCTCCTAAGTCTAGGATTTCAGACGAATCGCCTATTGTCATTTTATTTCCGTTTTCCATTGTATAGCTTCCCGCCGACAATGCTTCTGCTTCGCCATCATCACCGATAGCAAATACTTTAGAGCCAATCATGAATTGCTCATCTTCTGTAGCAATTACACGACCGTCATCTAATTTCATTTCAGCGTAGAATTTTACGCTATAAGATTTAGGTTCGTTTTTCATTTTTAAGATATTTAAAATTTTTTCTATAGTTCCCATAACATTAATAAATATAAAAGGGTTAAAACTGTTTACTTCTTTATCGTTTTACTGTCTTATTTTTAATAGCTGCACAGACTTTAGCAGCTGTTTCTTTATTGCCGTATTCTTTCATTTGGTCACGCATACAATCGTCCCAAGAATACTTTAACATAGCTTTTCTTTTAGCATAAGCAACATACTCTAACATTTTGTATTTACGTTTATACTTTCTTTTGCGTTTTTTTGTATACAATTCTTCTTTCATTGTAGCAGTAGAATGGTCAGCACAAGGCATAAATAATTTAACACCATCAACAGTATGAGGGTGTGAACCTGAACAACCCTTAAACATCTCTGCATAGATTTCAGCTTCTTCTTTACTTCTAAATAATGGCTCACCATCTAAAGAACCAACAGGGTTTAATTCGTTTTGTAAAATAACATCTTTAATCTTACCTAACATTACCTCATCAGGACAATCTTCACATACCTCATCTAATATATCTACTTCTTTTGATGCTTCTATTAGTTTATCCGTAAAATATCCCTCAATAGAAAAACCTCTTACTTCTTTATTTTTAATTGATTCCCATATTTCAGGATTGTTTTCTGCTGATACTTGAACAAACCACGTTCCGATTGGTAAACTAGAGAAACCATACATATTGGATTTGTCATATTTTTTATCTTCTTTAATCCATGACTCTACAACAGTTAAACCGCTTATTGGGTCTTTGTGTTCAAGTGTGTGATTATTGTTGTTTAAACTAGACATAAATAGCTTCTGTGCTTGTTTAATAGTTTCTTTAGTAAAGAACACATCGTATTCTTCATTTGTTTCCTTGTCTAGTCTAGGTATTTTTTTATCAGGAATAAGGATAGCCCCTATTAATTGTTTTTTTTCTTCATCAGCTTTTGCAAGACTTAAAAAGTCATTATTAAAAAAGACGAAATTTTCTTCTATAGCAGGAAATTTGACAACGCTGATCGCATCAACGCCAAACATATCCGCAGTTTCATCTATAATTAGTTCGATTAATTTTCTTATTTTTCCCATAACAATAATAAATATAAAGTTCTTAATTTTGTTTACAACGTAGCTTGTACTTCTAGTTCTTCTTGTAAAGCCTGTGAATTACTAATATCATTTTCTACTACGTATGCTTGTACAGGTGCTGCACCCCCTAATGTTGGTGAACCTAATGCTTGTATATTAGGCACTAATGCACCTATTCCTGTAGGTCCTTCTTCTTGTGTGTCTGTATCAATTGAGCTTATTCTTGGTTCAGGTGTTGGAATACTAACACCGTCTGCACCTGGTAACTTAGTATCTTTTATTTGTTTAACACTAGCTATACCTGATGCTACTACACCTGCTGCTGCTATAGCACCAAATATACCACCTTGTGCTAATGCTTTAGTTGCACCCTGATATGTGTTAATTAACGCTTGACCTATAGCTAATGCCTTACCTGCTTTAGATTCTTGCCCTAATACACTACTTACCTGCCCCATAGATGTAGCTAGTATACCTATTTTTTGGTCAGCAGTTAATTTATCTATTTTTGTTGATGCTTTACTATATTTTTTTTCAATTTCTAATAATGCAGCAGTTTCTTCTTTTTTTAATGCTATTGCATCATCTACAGCTTGTTGAGAATCTATCTGACCGTCCATAAAAGCCTCTGTTGATGCTGTTCTTAATTTTTCAAAATGCTCTCTAGTTGCTTCTTCTTCTTTCTCTCTTGCTGTTTGATTTCTATTTGCTACTGCTTCATATTCTTGCCCTATTTTTTCACTTTCTTCTGCTTGTTTAGCTAAATAATCTTCTAGTGCTTGTTGTGAATCTTTTATAGCTTGAGTTTGTTCGTTTTGTAATGCTGTAAGATTAATTAATTGTTCAGAACGCTGCCCTGTAATTCTTTCGTCTAAATCTGCTAATTCTGTTTTAGCATTAGTAACAGCAACTTGTAAATCTACATTGTCTTTATTTTTTGATAATTCTTTTTCTGCTAATTCTAATTTTTTTTCAGCAACCCCTCTTTCTTCTTCAAATTGTTCATCTAATATCTTTCCTAATTTTTCATTAGCAGCAATACGTTCATCAATTGTCAAATTTACATCATCTCTAATTTGTCTTTGTATTTCTGCTTCTTTTTGATATGTAAGTTGAAGCAAACGCTGTTCTGCTTCTGCTAACTTTACTTCATTTCTTAAATTAACTATTTCAGTTGCTAATCTTCTATTTTTTTGGATAGTTGTTTCTACAACTTCATTATTTGCTTCATAAGAAGACGTCAAACCATCTAAGTCTTTCTTAACAAACTTTTTAATAACATTACCTACTTTGCTAAAAAATTTAACTGCTGTTTGAGTAGCTGTAACTACTTTATTAACTAATTCTTGAAAAGTAATACTAATAGTTTCTGTTACTACATTAAAAGAGTCCATCACAACTTGGTTTTTGCCTAATGCTTCTTGTAATTTTACAAAAGCACCTACAATTAAACCTATTCCTGTTGCTTTTAATGCTAAACCAAATGCTTGTGTAGATATAGTTAATTTTTTAAATCCTTCAACTGAACCCTCAGCACCTTTACCAATTTCTTTTGCACCTTTAGCAGAAGAATTTATATCAGTATCTAAATTTTTAAGAACAGCTTTTGCTTTAGTAGCATCTAATTCAACAGGTGTAGTTTTTCGTAATTCAGCATAAGTTACATCTACCTCGCTTCTTATTTTTTTTAAAGCAGTTACCGCTTCTGCTGTATTTATTTTTAAATTTATTGTTTTTTCTACCGCCATATTATTCGCATTCTTTGTTTATACATTCTTTTATAACTTGTGTGATATTCTTCCATACCATAAACAAAATCTAATTTTTTATCTTTATGTTCTATTAACTGTATATGATCAATAGAAGTCATTATTAATTTTGTTGTTGCTTGTATATATTTTTTTAATTCCATATTAACCAATCATAATTTTGTAATGTTATTATTTGTCCATTTTGATATAAAGCCCAATTTTCTTCCCACCCTAAACTCATGTTTTCTAATTGTTGAACACTTAAATCTACTGTCAAAGACCACATTCTTTTAGTTGTTGCTATAGCATCATCTAATCCAAATTGTATTATACCATTAGAATGAGTTATATATAAAGAACAGCGTACTGTTGCATCAGCTAAATTAAATTCTGCTACACCCCCTGTTGTTCCTAATTGTGTTATTGTTCCTTTAACATTTTTAAATGCCGTATAATACGCAAACGCTTCTGTATATCCTGTTGGATAATCTGTGCTTGTACCACCTACTACAGTTGATGTTCCTTTTATTCGTATTATCATGTTTGAATCAATAGGAATAATAGGATTATTTATTGATGATTTTCCTTGTGGATAAGCATAACCCCTTGTAGTACCTGTGCTATAACCTATAACTACTAATCTATGTGCTTCACCTCTTAAACTTGGTGTACTATTATTAGCATTAGCAAATTTAATCAACATATCATCACCCATATAAGGCAATAAGGGTGATGAGTATTTTGTATTATCGTTTCCTATAATTAAAGGTTTGTTTAATTGTGCTATTTTTCCTGATAATATGGATTTAGTTTGATTGTTGTCTAATAAAGACAATGGGTTTCTTTTACTTTGTAAATAAATAGGTAAACTATTAGTATTAGCTATACAAGGTCTTAAAGAATCATCTAAACCAAAACTTGAATCAGGTGTAATATCTATAACCGTGCCGCCTAAACATTCACAACAAGCCGTATCTGCAAATAAACCCGTTGGATCATTAGGTGGTAATGAAGGCGTACAACCTGGTGTTCCACTTGGACACCATGTAAAATAACCATTCCAAAGATTATTTTCTCCAACAGATGCAACTACATAATCACATTCATAACAAGTAGAATCATAACTATCATTTACTTTTAATAAAGTAACTTTTGTTGATACCTTTTGTGCTACTTGATAATTATGGATATTTAGTATTCTCCAATAACTATCTTTTATAAAAATTTCATCATTAAATTTAAAGTTCAATATATCTACTTCATTTAAATTAAGATGACATTCCATTATCCTCGCATCTGTTCCATAT